GGCTGCAAAATGGCAGTTGAAAAAATTGAGGCCCCTTATATAGTTTTCCTGGGCGCGCGAAAAATTGAAAAGCCTCAGAGGCCTCTCTCCTTTATTTCACAAAGCCTCAGAGGCTAGGAGCCTCTGGCCTCCTAGTTATTAAAAAAAAACCCCCTCCGCAGTTGGTTCAGTCTGTTGGGCAGACAGCCTGGAAACCACAAAGGAAGTTGCTGACACATTTCTCATATAATTGTTTTTAACTGTTTTTTTTATTCAGGCAGGGCGGGGGAAGAGGCGGAGACACTAGGTGGCGCCTATTTTTTTAAAGCACAAAGGGAGGAGGACACCGCTGCCTGGGCCATTTTTTCAAAGCACAAAGGGCGGGAGAAGCTGCTTCCCTAGAGACCTGCTAAAAGTAAGTATATTTTTCTTTGTTTTTCAGACATGGGGGCTTTTCTGACTTTATTATTGAATATTGGTGAGATTGCCACAGAATTGTCTGCTACTACTGGACTGACACTTGAAACTTTACTGACTGGAGAAGCTCTGGCTGCCCTTGAAGCTGAAGTGGCCAGTTTGATGACCATTGATGGAATTTCAGGAATTGAAGCCTTGGCCCAGTTAGGATTTACAGCAGAACAGTTTTCTAATATGTCCTTGGTTGCCTCAGTGGTTCAAGAAGGAGTTTCTTATGGCCTAGTGTTTCAAACCTTATCAGGAGCTAGTGCTTTAGTAGGAGCAGGCTTAAAATATGGCCTAGAGCAAGTGTCTGTAGTAAACAGGAATAAGAGGACATTATTTCATGGACAGCATGATATCCTGACTCAGGCCCTCCTTTCTTTTAAGCTTGATCCTTTGAACTGGGGTAATAGTATTATTACAGCTCTGGCACATCAGCCCATTAAGGCCAATGATGGCCTTAAGAATCTGATTCTAAATAGTAGATGGGTCATTAGCTCTCAAAGTGCCCCTCCTGACTCAGCTTCTGGCAATTTAATTAATTTTTATCCTCCTACTGGAGGAACACATCAGCAGTCCACTCCTGACTGGATGCTTCCTCTAATTCTAGGCCTCAGTGGAGAAAAAACAGCTGAACTAAGGTATTTGCAGAATGTCTTCAAAGAAAAAAAGAACTAGAAGCTCATGCAAAGATCCAGCTGGGGCATGCAAAACTCCTGCCCCCAAAAGAGTTTGTGTTAAGAAAACATCTGTGTGTTGCCCTGCTGTTTCCTGTGTCCCTAAATTAATTGTTAAAGGAGGAGTTGAGGTATTAAGTGTTGTGGCAGGAGATGATGCTATTACAGAGATTGAACTGTACCTGAACCCCAGAATGGGTGTAAATGCTTGGGACATAGAGACTTACTCAAACTGGTACACATTTAGTTATGATGTGTATCCTAAAGTGACTCTACTGCCAGAGAATCTACCCACCTACAGTGTTGCAAGGGTTTCCCTGCCAATTTTAAATGAGGACATTACCTGTGATACTCTGCAGATGTGGGAGGCTGTATCTGTTAAAACAGAGTTAGTTGGCGCAGGTACACTCACAGCAATGGTGCATGCCAAGACTTTACAGCCTGATCATGAGAATGGAGCTGGCAAATCCTTAGTGGGCCCTCATTACCATATGTTTGCTGTGGGTGGTGAACCTCTAGACCTCCAGGGAATGGTTTTTGACTGGCTTGACAGATATCCTCAGGGAGAAGGGAAGCCCATCACTATTGAAGCAGCTACAGGCCACAAGGTGACCCCAAGAAATCAAGGCCTAGATCCCACTGCTAAGGCAAAATTAAATAAGGATGGGTACTATCCAGTGGAATTATGGAGCCCTGATCCTTCTAGAAATGAAAACTCCAGGTATTTTGGCTCTATGACCACAGGAGACAATACCCCCTCTACTATCCAGTTTACAAATACCTTGACAACTGTATTGCTTGATGAAAATGGGATTGGCCCCCTCTGCAAGGGAGATGGACTTTTTGTAAGTTGTGCAGACATGATAGGCCTCATAACTAAAGAAATTTCTGGAAAACAGGCCTGGCATGGACTTCCCAGATACTTTAATATAAAGCTGAGAAAAAGATGGGTAAAGAATCCTTATCCTGTGACAAATCCGCTGAGTAGCCTGTTTAATAACCTAATGCCCACTGTCTCTGGCCAGCCCATGGAAGGGAAAGATTCCCAGGTAGAAGAAGTGAGAATTTATCAAGGAATGGAGCCAGTTCCTGGGGATCCTGATGTTATTAGATATATTGATAAGTATGGACAAAATAGAACTCAATTGCCTAGCAATGACAAGCCTGCTGCCATCCCTGTACCCCCTCCAGGCTCCCTAACCCCCACCCCAGGACCCTCATGTCATGTAACCCCTTTTCATCATACCTTCACAGGCTATGATTTTGGAGATGGAAGGGTTGGCTTTATCAAGAGATTTTCGGCGGGAGCTCCTCCTCCTTCTCCCCCTCCACCCCCTCCTTCCACTCCTCCTCCCTCATCCCCTGCTCCTCCCTCTCCTTCCCGCTCTTTTTAGAACCCCACCCTTGGAATAATGACAATTTTGTAAAAAACAAATTTATTAAACAATAAAAAACCTTAATTTCCATTTGGCATTTCCTCTTCTTCTTCATCATCTTCTTCTTCTTCATCATTAAGTCCTTTTAGAGGATTATCTCCTCTTTCTACATTGTCCAACATTGTAAAATAATTTCCAGTCCCTACTTCAGCTTTGAGTATATCTTTCCAAGTCCTTATGTCCTCATGCAAAGACTCTTTGAAATTTTCCAAGTCCAAATGCCAAATTAAACACAAGAGCAAGGTGACACCACTTTGTAACACTCTCATTTTTCTAAGATCTTGATTCTTATCAAGACTCCTCTTCAAATTAGGTTGTAGAGTAAAATGCAAGGTGTAAGCAATTCTGGCAATTACAGTGTTTGGAATATTATAGTCATTTGCAGTGATTATACAAGGAGGGAAAATCTGATGCCTCTTATTAATATGTTTTTTCTCTAAACTAACAGGCACAGCTCCACCTAAATGATCTCTTAAGTTATCAAGGTTATGAAAGCCTTGCCCAGGTTGTAAGTCCTTATTAGTCCCTAGCTGACCTTTTACATCTTCAAAACACACACAAAATTTATCTAAAGCACAGCCTAATTCAAAAGGTAACTTATCAGCAGGGCAATTAACATTTAAAGCTTTACCATCCAATAAATCCAACAAAGCTGCAGCTAGACTTGTTTTTCCAGAATTTATAGGACCCTTAAACAGCACATTTCCCTTTTTTGGAATATTCTCAGTTAATAATTTCAAAATCTTGAGTACTTTAAAAGGAAAATTATCAAATAAGGAGCAGTACCAGGCCACCCCTGCCATATAAGTCTTCAAAATAGGAGGGTCCAGATCCTTTAATTTCTCCAACATAGACTTAAATTTCTCACAGAGCATTTCTTCTCTGGTTAGTTCAAGCATTTTTAATCTTCTTTTAGCTTGAACTGTCTCTGCTGCCTGTGAACAAATAGATTTTTGAGACTTTGACTCAAGAAACAGTTTAGCATTTTTATGATGCTGTTCATGGGCTTTGTGTGGTTTGAGGGCAGACTTACTAGAACACTTGAGACATGGGAATGGTTTAGCAAAGTCTAGGTAATGTGCTAGAATTAGGAGTGCGTCATCAATGTTAAATTCAGATGCAAAGTCTGCCACCAAGTTCCAGTTACAAGTAACATCTTTTTTCTCACCAAATTCATACCCAAATAAAGTCTTATTTTCTTCCACAAGTCTATAGGGAGGATTTCCCAGGTGTGCATAAATATCCATAAGCTTATTTACCCCCTTAACAATTAAAAAGCTTACAGTGCAAAAAGGAGCAATAAAATTCTTCACAGCAGACACTCTATGCTTAGTAAGAGTTAAAATTAACAATATACAACCATCTTTGCAAGCAAATCTGCCCTTATATTCAACTTTAAATTTTTGCTCAAGCTTCTCATAAAGAAATTTACCTTTTTCAGGTGTTGTAAAGATTGCAAAGGCACTCAATGTCTTATTGCTGTAAACAGCATGACTAAGAAAATCAAGAAGATCATCAGGAAAATCAGAAGGGTTAGGAGTGTGTTTGTTCTTCTTTGGTCTTGGCGGAGTGCTCGAATAGCTTGAAGGAGGAGAGGTTGCTCTTCTCTTTCTGGGCGGGGGGCTTCTGGGCATGGAGAAGTCATCGTCAGTCGACTGCGAAGGGGTCCCGGAGGGTCCTCGAAAAGAACTTGACTCAGAGAAAGATGGTTCTGGTTCCTCCTCGGTAGAGGTGGGGGCAGGCTCCGGGCTTGGGCTGGAGGATAAGGACTCCTCGCATAGTAAGGAATCATCATCCCAGGGGGGGGGAACTCTGGAGGAATTTCCATATATGTTGCCTCCTGAGAACCCAGACCCATGTGGGGGAGGTATGTCTGATCTGGAGGCATTGGAAGAGGATGAGTGATGGGGTCTCTTCTGTTGCTGCTGCTGCTGCTGGTGCTGCTCAGCATTGTACTCACAGTTTGTTGACTGCTGGCTTTGCTGCTGGCCTTGCTGTTGCTCCTGGTCATCCTGGGATGAGTGGTGGGATTGGGAAGCATAGCCTGAGGATCTGGATTCTGCTCTTGAAGAAGTGGATGCAGACCCTCTTCCATGCTGACTATGCTGCCTATACCACCAGCTTCTGAAAGCTGCAGTCCCATAAATAGGTTGCTCATCCTCCTCCCACATGGAAAAAGTCAAAAACTTGTAAAAACTCCAACTTAAAACACTTAAATGTCAAGCTATTTTAGTCATACTTACACATTAATACAGATGAAGGTGAAGGAGGTGACACTCTGTATGCTCAATGATCTTTTGCCACTCTTCAAAGGTTTCCCATGTAATAGGAAACCCAAACCATAGAAGGAAACAGGAGTAACAGAGACACTCTCCCCAGACCAGACAGTTTTTACTTTTTAAGGCCTTGAGGCTGCTGTGTTGCCTATGCAACCTGCAGTAAACACAGGTACAAACTGAGTCTCTTGCACATTTTTTTAAGCAGCCAGGTCCCCTAAGAAAAATAAGCTTCAAACCACACCTTATCTTATCTTTCAAGGTAGGAAAATCAGTTTCCCAAAAGAAAGGACCACTAACCTCAGGTATATCTCTTCTGAGCTCCAGAGAATAGGCCAAAAACTTTTGCCATAATGCATTCAATTCACTCATCTTTTCCTGATCGCCTCCTTTATCAGGATGATATTTTAGGCATGCAGACCTAAAATGGGCCTTCATTAAAGTATAATTCCCATAGCAATGCCTTGCAATACCTAAAAGTCTGCAGAGTTGCCTCTTCTCCTCTGAGGACAGTGCTCTATCCAT